CCCGTGCGTTGTTTCACTCCCCCCATCCCAGCAAACATAATGCTCCAGTAAGTTATTTCTAACGGAGCATGGCTCATGACAGCGAAAGCAAAGCGTTTCCGCATCGGGGTGGAAGGTGCCACCACTGACGGACGCGAAATCCAGCGTGACTGGCTGGTGCAGATGGCAGCCAGTTACAACCCGGCGGTCTACACCGCGCAAATTAACCTTGAGCACATCAAGTCTTATTTGCCGGACAGCACCTTTAACCGTTACGGCACCGTCTCTGCCCTGGTGGCTGAGGAAATCCAGGATGGTCCAATGGCGGGCAAGATGGCACTCTATGCCGATGTGGCCCCGACGGATGCACTGATCGCCCTGGTGAAGAAAGGGCAGAAGCTCTTCACCTCTATGGAAGTCAGCCCGCAGTTTGCCGATTCCGGCAAGGCCTACCTGGTCGGTCTGGCGGCGACCGATGACCCGGCAAGCCTGGGCACGGAAATGCTGACCTTTAGCGCCGCCGCGACCCATAACCCGCTGGCAAACCGTAAGCAGAACCCGGAAAACCTGTTTTCCGCCGCCGCCGAAACGGTTATCGAACTCGACGAAACCCAGGACGACAAGCCCTCCCTCTTTTCCCGCGTAACCGCGCTGTTTGCCAAAAAAGAGCAGACCGATGACGCGCGTTTCTCAGATGTGCATAAAGCCGTGGAGCTGGTTGCTACAGAGCAGCAGAGCTTTGGCGAGCGCACGGACAAATCCCTGTCTGAGCAGGAAACCCGCCTGTCTTCGCTGGAAACCTCACTGCAGAAACAGCAGGCCGATTTTGCGGCGCTGGAGTTGCAGCTGAGCACCGAAGACAGCCGCAAGGATTACCGCCAGCGCGCGCCGGGCGGTGACGCTCCGGCTGGCACTGTGACTAACTGCTGATGGAGCACAACACCCGATGAAACAGAAAACCAAATTTGCCTTTAACGCCTACCTGATGCAGCTGGCCCGCCTGAATAATGTTCCGGTGGAAGAACTCTCCAGCAAATTCACGGTAGAGCCGACCGTGCAGCAGACCCTGGAAGATCAGATCCAGCAGTCCGCTGCATTCCTCACCCTGATTAACGTCATGGGAGTGTCTGAGCAGTCCGGTCAGTTGCTGGGGCTGGGTGTGGGCAGCACCATTGCGGGAACCACCGACACCACCGCCAAAGAGCGCGAAGCCGTTGACCCAACGCTGATGACGGACGTGGAATACAAATGCGAACAGACCAACTTCGATACGGTGCTGACCTACGCGAAGCTGGACCTGTGGGCCAAATTCCAGGACTTCCAGCTGCGTATCCGTAACGCCATCATTCAGCGCCAGGCGCTGGACCGCATCATGATTGGCTTTAACGGCGTGAAGCGCGCCAAAACCTCTAACCGCACCGACAACCCAATGCTGCAGGACGTGAACAAAGGCTGGCTGCAGAAAGTGCGTGAAGACGCGCCGGACTGCGTGATGGGCAGCGCCACGGCAGAAGACGGAACCACTACCGCAGCCCCGGTGAAAGTCGGTTCAGGTGGTCAGTACCTGAATCTGGACGCGCTGGTGATGGATGCCGTCAACGAGCTGATCGATCCGATTTTCCAGGACGATGATGGTCTGGTGGTGGTCTGTGGTCGTGAGTTGCTGGCAGACAAATATTTCCCGCTGGTTAACAAAGAGCAGGACAACAGCGAAAAAATGGCGGCCGATCTCATCATCAGCCAGAAACGCATGGGCGGCCTGCAGGCGGTGCGCGCGCCGTTCTTCCCGTCAAATGCCCTTATGATCACCCGCCTGGATAACCTGTCCATCTACTGGCAGGAAGACACCCGCCGTCGTGCCGTTATCGACAATCCGAAGCGTGACCGCATCGAAAACTTTGAATCCGTCAATGAGGCGTATGTGGTGGAAGACTACCGCTGCGTGGCTCTGGTGGAAAACATCGAGATCGGTGATTTCAGCGCGCCAGCGGCACCGGAAGGCGGAGAGTAACGCATGAGCCTGAGTCCCGCACGGCAACACCGCCTGCGCGTTCAGGCTGAACAGGCCGCCCGTCTGGGCGGCAATGTTCGCCACGCGTCGGGTTATGACCAGATGCTGCTGCAGCTGGCGGAGGATAAGCGCCGCCTGAAAGGCATCCAGTCCACGCTGAAAAAGGCGCAAATCAAGGTGGAGCTGCTGCCGAAATATGCCGCCTGGGTGGAGGGCGTGCTGGCGGCGGATGCCACGCAGCAGGATGACGTGGTGATGTACGTGATGCTCTGGCGCATTGATGCCGGTGATTATGCCGGGGCGCTGCAAATCGCAGAGCACACGCTGCGCCGGGGATGGGTGATGCCGCTTGGCAACCGCAATACGCAGACAGTGCTGGTTGAAGAACTGGCAGACGCGGCGCAGGCCGCTATCACTGCCGTGCAACCCTTTGAGCCGGAGCTATTGCTGCAGGCGCTGGAGTTGACGGATGGCACCGATATGCCCGATCAGTCCCGCGCTCGTCTGCATAAAGCCCTTGGTCTGTTGCTCTGTGAATCCAGCCCAGCCTCCGCCCTGAATCACATTACTCATGCGTTGCAACTGGACCCGCGCTGCGGCGTGAAAAAAGACAAAGAACGGCTTGAGCGCAGACTGCGCAATGAGAGCCAGTAACGGAACGTGCCCCGCGCACGGGCGGCACGGGATGGCGGCAGGCATTGCCTTACCAAAATCCCGTCCACCGCCCACTTTTTCAGGAGAAAGCGGTATGCAGTTTGTTGCGCCTGAGCAGGCCCCGGAACAGGCGGAGGTCATCAAAAACACGCCGTTCTGGCCTGATGTGGACCTGTGTGAATTTCGTAACGTGATGCGCACTGACGGCACGGTGACACCCGCCCGGCTGAAACAGCTGGCGCTCACGGCAATATCAGAAGTCAACGCAGAGCTGTTCACCTTCCGCCAGCGTCAGCAGGTGCTGGGCTACCGGATGCTTGCTGCCGTGCCCGCAGAAGAACTGGACGGCAAAAGCGAGCGCCTGCACCACTACAGCAATGCAGTGTATTGCTGGGCACGGGCGGTACTCAATGAGCGCTATCAGGACTATGACGCCACGGCGTCAGCGGTAAAGCGCGGCGAAGAACTGACAGAGACCAGTGCCGATCTGTGGCGTGATGCCCGCTGGGCTATCAGCCGGGTGCAGGATGCGCCGCACTGCACGGTGGAGCTTATCTGATGAAAGTGCGTGCGTATCAGTATGACACCGTGGATGCGCTGTGCTGGCGTCACTACGGGCGCACGCAGGGTGTCACTGAGCAGGTATTGCGGGCAAATCCGGGGCTGGCTGAATACGGCCCCTTTTTACCTCACGGGCTGCAGGTGGAGCTGCCGGATATAACGGAAACGCCTACCGTGCAGACCGTTCAGCTATGGGACTGAATCATGACGCTTGAACGAATCAGCACCTTTATCACGTACTGCATCGCCGTTGTGCTGGCATGGATGGGGGACATGTCTCTCAAGGATGCCTCCACGGTGGGCGGCGTGTTGATTGGCGTGCTGATGCTGCTGATCAACTGGTACTACAAACACAGAACTTTCCAGCTGCTGCGTGACGGCAAGCTCTCGCGGGAGGCGTATGAATCCATCAATCGTTAAGCGCTGCCTGGTCGGCGCGGTGCTGGCAATCGCCGCCACGCTGCCGGGCTTTCAGTCACTCCATACGTCACTGGATGGCCTGAAACTTATTGCGGATTACGAGGGCTGTCGCCTGCAGCCGTACCAGTGCAGCGCGGGTGTGTGGACCGATGGCATCGGTAACACCTCCGGCGTGGTGCCGGGCCGGGGTATCACAGAACGGCAGGCTGCGCAGGGGCTTATCACTAACGTTGTGAAAGTGGAAAGGGCCCTGGAAAAATGCGTGCTACAGACGATGCCGCAAAAGGTCTATGACGCGGTGGTGTCATTCGCGTTCAACGTTGGCACAGGCAATGCCTGCAGCTCCACGCTGGTTAAGTTGCTCAATCAACAGCGCTGGGCGAATGCGTGCCGTCAGTTGCCGCGCTGGGTGTATGTCAAAGGTGTGTTTAATCAGGGGCTGGACAACCGCCGCGCGCGGGAAATGGCCTGGTGCCTGAAAGGGGCGGGCGCATGACGCGCGGTCTTGCCGTGATGTTGGCGCTGGTACTGGCAGCGCTGGGCTGGCAGTCGTGGCGGCTCAATAACGCCAGACACACTATCGAGACGCAGGGCGCTGCGCTGGAAAGAAAAAGCCTGGAGTTGACGAAGAAAAACAGCCAGTTGATCGGCCTGTCCATTCTGACCGAAACCAATAGCCGGGAGCAGGTGCGGCTCTATGCAGCGGCAGAAGACACGCGCTCATTGTTGCATCAGCGCCAGAACCGGATCGAGGAGCTTAAACGTGAAAACGAAGATTTGCACCGCTGGGCTGACACTCTTTTGCCTCCTGATGTTGTCAGGCTGCGCGAAAGACCCGCCATCACCGGAGGTGCAGCTTACCGTGAGTGGCTGTCCAAAGGTGACACAGTGCCGCCTGGAAAGGTCAGCACCGCGCAGTAACGGCGATCTGCTGACCCTGATGGATGAAACAGAGGCCGCCTGGGCGGTCTGCGCAGACAAAGTGGACACGATTGTGTCCTGTCAGGAGCGAGACAGTGAACAAGCCGCAATCCCTGCGCACCGCGCTGAATAAGGCGGTGGTCTACGTCCGGGAGAACCCGGACAAACTGCACCTGTTTGTGGATAAAGGCTCACTGGTGGCAACCGGGGCCAGCTCCATGTCATGGGAATACCGTTACACCCTGAATGTGGTGATTGAAGATTTCAGCGGAGATCAGAACCTGTTGATGGCCCCGGTGCTGCTGTGGCTGATGGAGAATCAACCGGATGCCATCAATAACCCGGAGCTGCGCGAAAAGCTGTTTTCTTTTGAGGTGGATATTCTGCGCAATGACATCTGCGACATCAGTCTGGACCTGCAGCTGACGGAACGCATTCTGGTGAGCGCGGAGGCCGGAACCTCAACCGTTAAGGCAGAACCGGAGCTGGATGTGCCGGAAGAAATGTGGACGGTGAATCGTGGATGAGCTGCAGAAAGTAGATGCCTGGCTGACGGCGCTGCTGGCAAATCTGGATCCAGCGGCGCGCAAGCGCATGATGCGGGAACTGGCGCAACAGCTGCGCCGGAACCAGCAGAACAACATCCGTTTGCAGCGCAATCCTGATGGCACCGGCTACGAGCCGCGCCGGGTAACAGCCCGGACGAAAAAGGGCCGGATTAAGCGGCAGATGTTCACCAAACTCCGCACCACGAAATACCTGAAAACCGCCGCCACTGCCGAGTCTGCCAGCGTGCAGTTTGATGGTCAGGTGCAGCGTATTGCGCGGGTTCACCATTACGGCTTACGTGATCGTGTAAGTCGGAGAGGTCCGGAGGTTCGGTATGCGGAACGTCGGCTGCTGGGCATTAATGACGAGTCTTACGATCTAACTCTCGATATATTGCATAGATACCTTCTTCCTTAAACTCACCATATGCACAATGTATTGCTTTTTTTTGCTCAGTCAGAATATATCTTCTTACTTTTTGAGAATAAATGATGCTGAGAATTAAACTCAGTATCATCCATGAAAAATACAAGGCGATAACTCCTGATAATAAAAATATAGCCATTCTGTTTTTTTTGAAGTTTTTGAGGGACTTTTCTAATCGGTCTTTTTCAGGAGATATTAGCATTAGATTGCATAGTTGTGTGGCATGCTCGGCTGAGATGAACTTCGCGTCATAACTGATCTTTGCAGATGCTGAATCGCAATCCGATGCTTTTAAAATCCACTTAGGTGGTGAGGTAATTGTTGCCTCAGTCGCTTGGAGTTTGGATATATAAAAACTTTCGTTAGTAGACTCCCAATTCCATAGCGCGGAACCATCAGGGGTTCTGGATACAAGAATTAACTCTGGAGAGAGATAACCGCTTCCGCCAAGGAAAATAACTAGTAATGCACCTGCGAATATTTTTTCTGGCCATCCGCGCGCTGGAAGATTCTTTAATGGAATGGTAAACGTGAAGAAATTCAGCGCGAAAGCAGGGACTCCTGCTTTTTTTAAAATTTCGTTGTGGGACTTTCTGTATCTGAAAAGTGCTCTAACAATTATTGTTAGCACAGTTATAAAAGTTCCAATAATGGAAACCCAGGCAGCGAATGCGGCTGCCGGGGAGTTTAAAAATTCAGCACTGAATATATTGGAGCTAATAGGATTTATAACGCTCACACATCCCCCTGTTGGTTGTTTTTTTATCCTTTAATCAATTTGTACCATCGATACCACAATTTGCAAGAAGTTAAAAACCAGCTTGCAGCTGTCATCATTCCCCCATGAACGCACAACTCACAGAAATCATGCGCCTTATCACCAACCTGATCCGCACCGGAACGGTAACGGAAGTGGACCGGGACAACTGGCTGTGCCGGGTGAAAACGGGCGAGCTTGAAACCAACTGGATTAACTGGCTGACGCTGCGCGCGGGCAATTCGCGTACCTGGTGGAAACCGTCCGTGGGGGAGCAGGTTGTGCTGTTCAGCCTGGGCGGCAATCTGGAAACCGCCTTTGCCCTGCCTGCCGTCTATTCAAATCAGTTTCCGCCGCCGTCAGACTCTGAAAATGGCAGCGTGACGGAATACCCGGACGGTGGGCGGTTTGAGTACGAACCCTCAACCGGGCGCTGGTACGTCAGGGGGATTAAATCCATGGTGATCGAGGCCGCAGATAACGTCACCTTTAAAACTGGGGCGTTTGTTGTGGAAGCCGACACCACCCGCATTAACAGCAACGTAGTGATTAACGGTGCCGTTAATCAGGGCGGCGGCCCGATGAGTTCCAATGGGATCGTGGTGGATAACCACGCGCACAACAAAGTGAAGTCCGGCGGCGATACATCAGGAGGCCCGGTATGACGATGTATTACGGCATGAACAGCGCCACGGGCAAGGCGATTACTGACACTGAGCACCTCAATCAGTCTGTGAAGGACATTCTGATCACGCCGCAGGGCAGCCGCATTGCCCGCCGGGAGTATGGTTCGCTGCTGTCGGCACTGATTGACCAGCCACAAAACCCGGCGCTTCGCCTGCAGATGATGAGCGCCGTGTATGTGGCGCTGATGCGATGGGAGCCACGGCTTACTCTCGACGCCATCACAATCAACAGCGACTTTGACGGCTCAATGGTCGTGGAGCTGACCGGGCGGGGTACTGACGGCACGCCTGTTTCTCTTTCCGTTGCAACAGGAGCACAACGTGGCAGCTATTGACCTTTCCCAGCTTCCGCCTCCGCAGATTGTGGATGTGCCGGACTTTGAAACTCTCCTGGCTGAGCGCAAGGCGTCTTTTGTGGCGCTTTATCCGGCGGATCAGCAGGACGCTGTGCGGCGCACGCTGGCGCTGGAGTCGGAGCCAATCACTAAGCAGTTGCAGGAGAGCACCTATCGTGAGGTTCTTCTGCGCCAGCGCATCAACGAGGCGGCGCTGGCAGTAATGGTGGCTTACTCCAACGGTAACGATCTGGAGCAGCTCGCCGCCAACTGCAACGTGAAGCGCCTGATTGTGACGCCTGCCGATGATAGCGCCGTGCCACCTGTCCCGGCGGTGTACGAGTCTGACGAAGAACTGCGCCCGCGTATCCCGGAAGCCTTTGAAGGCTTGTCTGTCGCCGGGCCAACGGCGGCCTATGAGTTTCATGCGAAAAGCGCGGACGGGCGCGTGGCGGATGCCAGCGCTACCAGCCCGGCCCCGGCGGAGGTAGTGCTTACCGTCCTGAGCCGTGAGGGTGACGGCACGGCAGGTGCTGATCTGCTGGCGGTGGTTGATAAGGCGCTGAACAGCGAGAGCGTGCGCCCGGTGGCTGACCGTCTGACGGTGCGCAGCGCTGAAATCATCCCGTACAGCGTGGACGCCACGGTCTTCATTTATCCGGGGCCGGAGGCTGAGCCGGTAATGGCAGAGGCCAAAGCCAGCCTGCAGAAATACATCGCCAGTCAGACGCGGCTTGGGCGTGACATTCGCCTGAGCGCTATTTATGCCGCCCTGCATGTTGAAGGAGTGCAGCGTGTTGAGTTGACCTCCCCTCAAGATGATGTGGTGCTGGATAAAACCCAGGCCGCCTCTTGCACGGCGTGGAGCGTGATCAACGGTGGCACGGATGAATAGCCTGTTACCGTCGGGTTCGTCAGCGCTTGAGCGCCGCCTGGCGCAGAGCTGTAGCGGAATTTCCGATCTGCAGGTGTCGCTGCGAGACCTGTGGAACCCGGCGACGTGCCCGGTCAGCTTTCTGCCGTATCTGGCCTGGGCGTTTTCGGTGGACCGTTGGGACGAAAGCTGGGCGGAGAGCGTAAAGCGCCAGGTGGTGCAGGATGCGTTTTATGTCCATCAGCGTAAGGGAACAACCAGCGCCGTGCGCCGTGTGGTGGAGCCGTTCGGTTTCCTGATCCGCATTCTGGAGTGGTGGCAGACCAACGAGGCCCCCGGCACGTTTCGGCTGGATATTGGCGTGCAGGACCAGGGGATTACGGAGGAAACCTATCTGGAGCTGGAGCGCCTGATTAGTGATGCGAAACCCTGCAGCCGCCACTTGATCGGCATGTCCATCAACCTGCAGACCACTGGCCCGTTTTGGCTGGGGGCTGGCACCTACATCGGGGAAGAAATCACCATTTATCCGTATATCAACGAAACCATTGTTTCCGGTGGCGCTCTGTATGAGGGCGGCGCAGTCCATGTTATTGACACAATGAGAGTAAATCCATGAGCGCAAAATTTTATACCCTGCTGACGGAGATCGGCGCGGCGAAACTGGCAAGCGCCGCCGCGCTCGGTGTGCCGCTGAAAATTACCAAAATGGCGGTAGGCGATGGCGGAGGCGTGCTGCCGACACCCAACGCCCAACAGACAAAACTGATTAATGAAAAGCGCCGCGCCGATCTCAATATGTTGTACATCGACCCGCAGAACAGCAGCCAGATTATTGCGGAACAGGTTATTCCTGAAACGGAGGGCGGGTGGTGGATTCGTGAGGTTGGGCTGTTCGATGAGACAGGCGCGCTGATCGCTGTTGGAAATTGCCCGGAGAGTTACAAGCCGCAACTGGCAGAAGGCAGCGGGCGCACGCAGACCGTGCGCATGGTGATGATCACCAGTAGCACCGATAACATCACCCTGAAAATTGACGCGGCGGTGGTGCTGGCAACCCGCAAGTATGTGGATGACAAGGTGCTGGAATTAAAGGTGTACGTGGACGACCAGATGGCAAAGCATATCGCTGCCGCTGATCCTCATACGCAGTACGCGCCAAAGGCCAGTCCAACGTTGACTGGAACGCCAAAAGCACCAACGGCAGCGGCAGGCAATAACACCACCCAGCTTGCCAACACGGCGTTTGTGCAGGCCGCCATTGCGGCGCTAGTCAATTCCTCCCCTGGTGCGCTGGATACGCTGAACGAACTGGCGGCAGCGCTGGGCAATGATCCGAACTTCGCCGCCACCATGACCAATGCGCTAGCGGGGAAAATGGATAAATCTGCCAATGGTGCGGATATTGCTGATGTTGCTGCTTTTTACCGGAATGTAGGACTCGGAGAGGTTGCAAAAAGGAATGTGGG